AAAGATCATTAAAACCACTATACTTGAATTCAGGTTCTTTGGCTAAATGCCATTCAAAGTATTATGAGATTAACCAGTGGTATATTGATGCGATGCGAGATGGTAAGTCCACCTCAGAGGAGAGGCAATTGAAGTTTATTGAGATTTCCACGGTATATAAGACTCTCACTGATTTGTGTAAGATTGATAGAGATAAGTTTACCACACTAGCAGCCTCTACGTTGGTGCATTCCGTTGGAGTGCTCTATAACAATATAAAGGATTTGGTCCTTAAGGTAGATGCCGTCAAGGTTGCTAGAGGTATACATCTGTGGGGTCTTCCGAAAGTTGGAAAATCCTTCATCACGAACGATATTCATGAACAACATTGTGTAGCTCGAGGTACTGCATACAGACCGAGTGACAATGCACAAATAAATCTCCTTGCAAAATTTTTTGACGAGTTGACAAACAGTACTCAATGTATTACTGTGAATGAAACTTGTCCGATCAAGGAGAATTATGCAAAGTCGCTCGAAGAAGCTTACAATTTGTCACTTGCACTCGTCGATCCGGTTCCATACCATCCGAACCGATCAAAGCTTGAAGAGAAAGCTAGAATCACCTGCCAACACGTAAGCGTGGTTTCAACAGGAAATACGGAGGAACCCTTTATACACGTGGCCAAAACACCTGGTGCATGGTGCAGACGTTATACTTCTGTACACATGCGTGTTAAGCCCGAGTATGCTGATGCTGATGGAAGATTTGAGACTCGGAAGCAAGATGGATCAAATCGCTACCACCTTTTCGATGTTTATGAAATTATCTATGATGAAACAGGACACAAGAAAAGGAAATATTTTCAATTCGCTGGTGGTGATAGCAAAAATATGGAGACAGATGTCTTTATGGATTTGCTCCGACATTTGGCAATAGAGCATTTTCAGTCAGAAGATCGGATAGAGGCAGAAAGGAAGTCGAAAAAGAAAGCTGGATGTTTGAAATGTAAACGTCTGGCCCATTTTTGCAAATGTGAATCTCACGATGTTCAGATCAGTTTCGATGATATGACTAAAGTCGCTGCGTCTGTCACAAGTGGAGCAGCAGGTACACATCGTTGCTCTAAAAGTGAAGCCTTAGGACCATTCGGCAATTTCTGCGAATACGATAGTACCACTCGGCTGTGCAAACGTTGCAATGAGAAAGATCCACGTTCAATACCTGAAAGCGGA